TTAAATATTAAAATTTGTTAAGTTGTCAAAGAGATTGGCAGTTTCTCGCTTCTTATGATTCGTTAAATGGACATAAGTATCAAGGGTAGTTTCAATCTTTGTATGACCTAGTCTAACTTGTACTTCCTTAGGGGATGCACCTGCTTCTAATAACATAGTAGCATGAGTATGCCTTAGACTATGAAAATTAAAGGAAAAACCAAGCTCTTTGTGTATTTTACCAGAAAGGTATTTTATTGAATTTGGCGTAATTGGTTTACCATTCTTTTTAGTGCAAACAAAATCAGAATCAAAATATAGCTGACCGTATTTGAGTTTATTTTTATTTTGAAGCATTTTTTGGTGTTTTAATAGAGTAACTAATTCATTGCCGATAGCAATAGTTCGATAGCTTGCGGCTGTCTTTGTTTTACCAATTCTAATGTCAGTTTTACTGTATTGCTTCATTTGCTGATGGACAAGGATTTCGTTATTAACGAGATCAACATTTTTCCATTCTAATCCGCAAACTTCACCACGTCGCATGCCGGTATAAAAGGAAACAAAAAATGGCATTATTTCCATACTGTCTTTACCAAAGAAATTAATAATTTGTTCAAACTGTTTCACGGAAATAATTTTTAAGTCTTCACGTAATTTAGAATGTTCACTGATTTTTGGCATCTTTGCATATAAAGCAGGGGATGAATGTAGAATCTGTAATGGATTTACTGCATAGAAAAGAGCTTCTTTAACTACCATTAAAATAATTGAAACAGTTTGCTTGGCTAAAGGTTTACCATCTCGCTTGTATTCAGTTGATGTTGATACTTCGTCAATGAATTCTTGAACAGTTGCTGGGGTTATTTTATGCAGTTTATAAATGCCTAGTTTAGGAAGAACATATTTATCAAGAACGTTGCGATAATTAGTCTGAGTATTTTTTGATAACTGTTGTTTGACATAGTTGTTATACCAATACTCAAAAAAATCATTGGCTGATAGGTTCTCATCGGTGGGGATTGAGCCAGCATTATGATAGAGATTTAATGCTTCTCGTAGACTGTTTAGCGCTTCTTGCCGTGTCTTTCCACCAAACCGCTCAATTTGTCTTCGCTTTCCATCTTTTTCTGATATATAAAAACGATAGTACCAACGTTTTCCACGTTTACGTACATTACCTTCCATGGGTTTATTCCTCCATTCAATTGGATATGCTATAATGAAGGAGTTGAAATTTTTGATGGACAATCAACTTTCAACTCTGGTCCATCTCCTATGCCAGTAGGGGATGGACTTTTTTCATTTACCAGCTTTTAGTGTCATCAGGGTTTGGACAAAATATTAATGCGATTTTTGATAATTTGACTTTCAACATTATTAATGATAAATTCTTAGTGTTAAAGGCCAATGTCTCTGATAAGCTTTTTACAATTTAGATTTTTCATGCTCATCAATCAAGTTGTCTTGAAAAGTTTCTGTACCTTACCTTTTGTTTAGGTAAGGTTTTTTTATTTTAAATTACCATTGATTAAGAAATCATAGGCCAAAAGAAATTTTCTAATTGATGATTTGAGATTTGTTCCTTTTGTTATAGAGGCTTTAAAATCTGGGATTGCTTGATTTATAATAAAATTTTTTAACTCGTCTAAATCTAAAGAATCAATATTATAAGACAATAATTCGTATTTCTTAATTGATGAATTACCAGATTGCTTTGATATTTTTTCAATACTAGTAAAATGAATTTGATAAGATGAATTAATAGAATTTTTAATGCTTCTTAAGTCACCACAATAGCTGATTTTATCTAATAATTTTTTCTTATTACTTTCAGATAAATTTATTTCTTCTAAGTTTGCTATCTTATGCCAATACTTCGAAAAGGGAATACGTGTTCTTGAATTTCCTTCTCTAGCTGCAAAGGCTAGTGCTACTTCTGGAGCATATTTATTTGTGTTATTGAAGTAATCTTCTATATAGCTTAGTAAATCAGGATAAACATAAAAATACTTGGCTTCACCTAATGCCATGACAACAGGGTCATTCTGATCAATTTTATTTTCTAAAGTATCTAAATTATCAGGAGAAATCATTACACTATGAAGAGAACCTTTTTGTCCAGAACTAATAATGAGTTTTCTGATGAGCCTTTGATACTTTTTAACTTCATAAGGAGTAGCACCTTCGTTAATTTTTAACAATTTTTTAAAGAGTTCTTTGTAATTGTCTGTGTCTATTAATGTACAAGTAATATTCGAATCTTCTAAAGTATAAATTCGTTCATCTAATGCTTTTTCGTTTTCTTTACGATTAATTACGAAAATTCGGTTAGCTGATTTTCTAGGATCTTCAGCGGGTAATTGTTTTGAAAAATCACTTAATAAATTTCGTATATTGCGGTCTTGAAGTGAATATCCCAGAAAGATTATAGGAGAATCAATCATTGATGAGAGAATTTTTGCAGAAATCAAAACGGAATTTTTATCATACTCATCATAATCTTCTTTTGTAATTACAATACTTTTAGGATCTGTTGTACTTCCATGGATTTTATAAATTTCAGACCAACCATTGGTGTTATCAAAAAAACCTTTATTTCCAACATAAATAGTAGGATTCTGATTAAATTTTTGAATAAGAATATTTTCTATGAATGAGTCATAATTAGTAGTTACAATAATTCTGGACTTTTTAAGAAGTTGCTCGTAAAGACTTAACTCATCTAAGTCTATACTTTCTTTTAGATCTATTTTCTTAAAACGATTGGCTAAATCCCATTTAAAAGGTGAAATTCTATTTTTTTGTGCATCTTTTATTGAGAGACCATCAACATTTACTTTCTCGTCAAAAAATAATTCATCAAATTTATTTTTAATATAAGAAGCAGCATTAGTATTTGTATAAAAATTTCGCTTATTATCTGGTGCATCAGTTCCATGCTGCTGGGTAAATTTATCATCAAATCTTCGAAGAAAAGAGTAAAAATTTTGATGTTCTCCAAGCCGATTCCAATATTCTTCCAAGAGACCAGACCAATTGGGGAAGTCCTTTATATATCGTTTAGACATTCCTGAGCCAATAAAGACTATAGGATAATGGTTATTTTCTATGATGGTTTTTAATCCCATTTGAATTTAACTCCTTAATTATTAATTTCCATCAGCTACAACGTCATACACCGTATTACCATCTAGTGCCTCATACAAAACTTTATTGTGATTTTGTGGATTGACAATTGCTAGGCCAACCTTTGCACCGAATTTATCTACCATTTCAGAAGAAACATCATTGATAGACTTAGTTAAACCGTTCCACGCGTCTTCATCCCCGTCACCATTTGCAACATCAACAACCTCGTCAGTGAATTCACTGTCAGAGGGGATAATTAAAATTGCTGTGCTGTCTTTATCATATGAAACAGTCGCTTTATCCTTAAATTGACTTTGGATCATTGAAACTACTTGATCAACGTTCGAGTCATTAGTTGAACTTGTTTCTGTGCTACTTTCAGACTCGTCATCAGAAGAATCGTCAATATCATCGTCTTCTGTACTATCTGTTGAACTATCATCACTGCTAGTATCAGCATACTCAGATGATTCAGGGTCGTTTTGCTGAGCATGGTATACAAATATTGCAGTTCCTCCGATAAGTAGTAAGACAGCTAAAATTGCATAAATGATTCTATTAAGTTTTAAATCACTATTCTTTTTCATTATTACTCCCCAAAAAATAATTTACTTATTCTCTTTTACAAGTTTTTCTAATCTACTTAGATGATCTTCAAGTTCTTTATTTTGCTGTTTCAGTTCGGCTAATTCTTTTTCCAGATCATTATCCGTTGAAGTATCAAAGAAATTAGTAAGACTACTTGTCAGCATTCCAATGAAACCAATTCCTAGGAACATTAATAAAACTGCTGCAGCTTTTCCTAATCCTGTAGTAGGGGAGACATCCCCATATCCAACAGTCGTAGCCGTAGTGATTGACCACCATAATGCAGTACCGAATGATACTTTTTCAGAAATGCAATATAGTGAAGAAGCAATAAGAATAACCGTTAAGCTAATGTACAAATAATAAACGAGCCCGTTAGTTTTTAGAAACTTATGTAGTCTTCCAGTTAATCCAACTAATCGAAAAATTCTTAAAAGTTTTAATAGGCGGAATGCTCGTCCAATTCTAGCCATCCGGAAGACATAGAAAAGGTTATTAACGGGGATGATAGAGAGTAAATCAAAGATATTTTCTTTGAAGAATCTTTTCTTATCTTTTGCATAGAATAGTCTTACAAAGTAATCAATCGCAAAAATAATTAAAATTGAATTATCAATAATACTATAAGGTGGTGAAATGATATTAATTTCATGGGCGTAATCTAAAACAATCAGAACAATTGAAATGATAGCAAGCAACGCCATGGAAATATCATAAATGTAGAACTTTAATTTTTTCGTTTTACTTACTCCTAATTGAAACTATAGGAATGATGACCAAGAGATCTGCCAATAGTTTGATCATTATTAATTACTTTCACGTTTAGTCCCTTAATGGTGTCGTTTTCTTTTATTTTTTTATGATCAAGAAGGATAGCGGCAGCACTATTTTCTGCTTTCATAATGCTATCTTTCTTATCGTTACTACTAAGACTGTTGAAATCATTAGTTACATAAATATTTAATTTATTTTTGCCTGTATATTTAATTTTTGTAACATAGTTTGCCCAATCAAATTCATCGTTTGCAGATCCGCTATCTGTAGAACTTCCATTTTCATCAAGAGTCCCATTTGCCCAGCCTTTACTTTGAGTTAAAGTATCAGAAATTTCTTTATTTATACTTGTGTACTTATCCTTTGCAGCATATACATAATTATTATTTACTAGTGAAGTAGTAACCGTTCCTCCACAAATTCCTAGTAAGCTAAGTGCGATTATGTTCTTGAACTTCATAAATAAATCTCCCTAATATTCAGCTTTTAATGACATCAGTATTTGGTCATAAATTCATTATTTCACATAATATTCCCAAATTTTGTCCCTTACTACATCAGAAAGATAGCGAGGGACATGGAAAGCTTGCATAAAGTTTGCGCTATTAGCACATTGAATATCCGTATCCTGGCAGTAGAATGGGACTAGAAGTTTGATAGCACCGACATTTGCCTTATACTCTACTGATTCTTTACCAGTAAAACTGGCATGGTAAAACACCACATCCCCAACATCTCCATGAATGACATGAGCTAGTTCATGAGCAAATTGGAATACAATTTCTTCAGGCCTATGCCAATCAAGATTCATTACTACACGCCGATATTTGTAACTACTACCAGGTGGAGTATAGGGAGAAAAGTGGTCCCATACAACGTCAATTTTATATTCTCTAGCTTTTTCTAATAGATAATCGCAAACTTCTTCAGCTTGTTGATACAACATTACTTACCACCACGCAATAACCGTTTCATATATTCCAGATCTTCTGGTGGAATTTGCCGACCTTCGTAGGTGAAGACAGTATCTTCGTCTGCAAGGTCGGCTGTTTTTGTTTCTTTCGTATCTCGCCCTAAAAGGTAGTCAGTTGAGACATTGAAATAATCAGCTACTTTTGCAAGTTTATCTGATGATGGAACTGATTTTTTCCATTTATAAAGATAGTTTTTACTAAAGCCGAGGTCAGCTTCTACGTCCACAATAGACTTACCTTGTTTATCAGCTAGCCTCTTAATTCTGTCAAATACTGTAATTTCAGCCATAATATTAATCTTCCCTTAAACTAATAGTTCTCTATCTAAAAAGGTAGAAAAAATATGTTGACATCTACCAAATAAGGCAATATACTTTACATTGTAAGTTAATGAATTAGCAAAGTCAAAACCTTAATTGATAATGTTTTCAACACTTTATATCTAACTATTAAGCTAATTTGTTAGCTTATTTTTATACACATAGTCTACCACCATTGGTAGATTTTAACAATAAAAATTAGAAAGTGGGTGAAGCTATGAGTGAGCTTTCTTACAAAGAAAGACTAAAAGTACAACTTATGCGTAATAGAGAACTTGGCTTAGAGCCATCATCGCAAAAAGCAATTGCTGAAAAATTTGGTTTAAGTCGAGTTTATGTAGGAACAGTAATTGAAAATCATCAACATGGTCCCAAAGCAGATGAGTGGCGGAAGAAGTTCGCTGCCTACGCTGGTATGGAGGAGGGATGAAAGTGGTAGAAAAAAGCCACCTCGAAAGGAGATGACTAATTTGGCATCTTTAATGGGTCTAGTTAATTTATTACTTATTGTCTTTTTTGCTAGCGTTATTATTCCTCTTGCGTATCAGTTTCAATTCAATTTGCTGGAGAGTTTTCGGAAGTCCCTTAGGGATAAAAAACTGAAAGATAAGCACAAAGGAAATTAGTGTTGCAATTAGTTGAAAGTGATCAGAACTCTCAGTTACTAGGAGACCTATAACAATTGAAAGTAACAAACCGAGCTTTGCCAATTGAGAATTTAACTTTTTTGAGAGTACAACATCAGTTAAAGATACAAGATACACAATTATATAATTTGCGGTTGTTAGAACGGAATAAATCAAGAAGATTAATACAAAAGGCCTTAAAAGGTCAGCATGTATCAACTCATACATAGCTGATCCTTTTAAAGGAAAAATGCAGAAAGACGTTACAAATAACAATAATCCAATAGTGAAAATGGCTAGAAAAATATTTTTTAATTTTTTCATAATGATTTTAGTATATCAAAAGATAATTACTTGCTGGCACAGGTAATTATCCGTAATTAATTCACCAGAGTGAAAGTTGATTGTCCTAAGTAAGATTTCTGGTGGTGAAAGGAGTTGTTAAATATGCCTCGTGTAGCTAAAAGGAAAACGAGTAAGCCTCAAGTTCAGTCACCATTAATGAGCATTGCAGATGGAGCTCGCTATCTAAAGACCGATGTTACTTTAGTTCGTAAAGCCATTTCATGTGGTGAGTTACCAGTTTTTGACTTTGGGTCACGCAAGCTTTATAAGCCAACGCTCGATGCCTTTATTATCAAATGGCAAAATCACGGTGACGAATTAGAAGCCAAAATAGCGGCAATGGAGGATCAAAAATCATCATCGCTTAAAGACGGTGACGAAAGAAGGATTTATTTAGGAGATGAATAATGTGTGGCCGTGTTTAGTAATTCTCGGGTGTTTTGATTTTGCTGCTATTTACAGCATTGGTATCCGCCATGAACCAGTGTTTAAGCAGAAGTATCGCGGAAAACATAATAGAAAGCGGGTGTTCAGATGAAAGATGGAACAAAGCGTCTTCGCGAATTAATGGAGGAATACGATTTTCCTCTTGAAGCGATTGATGATATTCTTTACCGCCTTGGCTGGCATTTTCTTAGTGGTGGGCAACCTACCGATGATTATGTATGGACGCAGGTTCGTTACTTTGAGAACTTAGTTAAGTTTGGCAAAGTAGCACGAAAGGAGAATGTTAAATGATTACTTTAATTGCAGTAGCAAGCACAATTGCGATGATGATTAGTCTGTTTAATGCGAATGTTCCATTTGCTTTATTTTCAGCTTTAATTCTCTTGTGGGCTTGTTTAGCTGATACGCCCCAGGATTGGTGGTCAAACGAAAAAAGCACCGGTGCTGACGACACCGATGCTAAATAATCCAATAACTGGATAAGAAATCTACAAGGAGATTATAACATATGTCAGAAAAAGATACTGCAGCAGAAGTTGAAAAACTTGCTAACAATGTGATTGATCAAGCTATTTTTATTTGTAATTTATGTGATCAATTTAAGCATGCAGAAACGTACAGCCATCATCTGAAGTTAGCAGAAGATATTGCTTACCACCTTAAGCGGCTAAGCGAATCTCAAGACTTTGATGAATTGGTTAAGCAGATTTATAACTAGGGGGTTACACAATGGCACAGCGCAGAATGTTTAGTCAGAAGATTACTGAGACGGATAAGTTCCTTGATATGGGACTTACCGCTCAATCACTTTACTTTCATTTGGGGATGAACGCCGATGATGACGGTTTTGTTGGTAATCCAAAATCCATTAAACGGATGATTGGCGCTAGTGAGGATGATCTTAAAGCATTAGTTGAAAAAGATTACTTGATTGTCTTTGAAGATGGTGTGGTTGTTATTAAGGATTGGCGAGTTTCAAATTATGTCAAACCTGATCGATATACTCCAACAATCTACACAGATGATCGAAAATTAATTGGTCTTGATAAGAATAAACGGTACCAATTTGTATCCGATTTGGAACCAGAACGGAACCAAGTTGGAACCGAAATGTCTCCAGAATGTATCCAAGATGGAGACAAAATGGAACCAAACTGTATCCAAAGTGGTTCCAAAAATAAAAATCAAATTTCAAGTGAAAACTCTCAACCTCAACAGGGACAAGGATTTAACCCCATGGAACCAAATTGGAACCAGAATGGAACCAAACTGTATCCTCAGGTTAGGTTAGGTAAGGATAGAGTTAAGTTAAGTAAGAGTAAGGATAATTTAAATACTACTACTAGTACTACTCTTAATTCATATTATAAAAAGCTCGAATCCCCAAAATCACAAAACGAATTAAAAACGTTCGTGAATGAACTTGGTGGTGACGTGGTAGCATTTGCCATCACTTCCATGTTTGAGAATGCTGATCGGCCAACATTTGCATACTTACGTTCGATCTTAAACCGTTATCAGCAACAGGGATTAACTAATCTTGCAGCAGTTCAACATGATAATGATGTTTATAACGGGAAGTCAGTTGTTGTCGCTGGCACTAAGCCAAAGATTCCTGTTTACAAGTTAGGGGAGTGACGATATGCAGTTTGACGTAAAGACAGTAAATAAGCTCCTTGGAATTGAAGAATCTTACAAGGCGCCGGAAAAAATGCTCCAGCTAATGCTTGATGATCAGCAACGACCAGGACTATTTAAGCAGTTCTTAGCAGTATCAACTGACCTAAAGTTTGATTGGTTTCATGAGTACTTTGAAGATGAGCAGGCGGAGAGGAAAAGTAAGAAGCAGGACTTTACCCCCGATAGCGTGGCGACCCTGCTCAATCGGCTAACAGCGCGACAAAGCAACGACAGCGCCTATTATGAAGTGGCAGCTGGTACAGGCGGAATTCTCATTAAACGCTGGTGGAATGATCTGACCAATAATTCGATTTTTACGTACGATCCTCGCTCGTATTGGTATCAAGCAGAGGAGATGTCTGACCGAGCAATCCCATTCTTGCTATTTAACATGGCAATCCGCGGAATGAATGGTGTGGCTGTACATTGTGACTCACTTAGTCGACGGGCTAAGGATGTTTACTTTATCTGTAATGATAGTAATAACTATCTTGCTTATAGTGAGGTTATTAAGTGCCCTCATCATGAATTATTCAAGCGAGAATTTGATATTACAGAATGGGTTGATCGTTTTGACGACTAAAGACACATTTTTCTGGAAATACTTTGATGATTGGATTGTTACCTACAAACAAAATGAGGTTCGGCCAGTAACGCTCCAGAAGTATTACATTGCCAATCAAGTTATTAAGGAACTATGGCCAAAGGTTAAGATTAGTGATATTACACGAGAATTGTATCAGCAATTAATTAATCTTTATGGCAAAAAGCATGAGAAACAAACGGTTGAGGACTTTGTTCATATCATCAACCAACCATTTCGTGATCTAAAGTATGACGGACTGCTTGATAAGGACCCGACTTACCGGATTAAGATTGTCACTACCAAGAAGGTTGTCAAGAACAGTCGAAAGTATTTAGAAATATCTGAAATGAAAAAGCTAGATGAGTTTTGCCGCAAAGACGATGGTACTTATACCAATTTTATTGATATTCTGCTACGAACAGGTTTTCGATATGCCGAATGTTTAGGAGTCACGATGAATGATATTGATTTTGATAAGCATACTGTCAGCATTAACAAGACTTGGAATTACAGAACTGATGAGGGCTTTCAACCGACGAAAAATTCTTCGTCAGTAAGAACAATTGAAGTTGATGACTATACTTTGAGGTGTTTTAAGCGGAATGCAGTTGGCGTTAACGATGATGAGCCTATTTTTAGAAAAGCGGGTATTCGGTTTAATTCCACAGTTAACGACGTTCTAAAAAGTATTCAAGAAAGGTATTTGCATTTTGATGGCTTACCGATAACTGCTCATGGATTAAGGCATACCCACGCAAGCTTCTTGATTTCTAATAGCGTATCGATTCAAAGTGTTGCTGATCGCTTAGGATATGCTGATACGATTACGACCCAAGAGACCTATATCCATTTACTAGAGAAACAGAAGCGCAAAGATAATGACATTATCATGAAAGGACTGGCGGAGCTGTAATGTTTTATCCAGGGAAGATTTTAAAACTAGCACCAGCCGATTCAAGAGAGGATAAAAGAAAAATGGTACGTGAGTTATTTAAGAACCATTTTCGTAAAAAGTATGCAAAAAATTTTGTGGTCAGTCTAATTCCATCAACCATCAATGAAAAAGTCGACTTGAAATGTAAGCAGTGTGGTCAGGTCACTATCCGCCGCGCTGAGTCAATAGTTAAAGGAACCTTTTCTGGCAATTGTGCTTATTGCTGTCTACATGGTTCGAAAAAAGCAGAAAATCCTCGCAATAAACTTAAAAATATTCTAAGTAAAAACTTTATTGTCGATTATCTGTCTTCTGGAGATCAAAGAATTAAACAAACAATTATTAAATGCAAGTGTGGGTACCACCTTGCTGCTAGTTACAATCGAATAATAAATAAAAGCATTCGGCAGCAGTGCCCAAAATGCGGAAGGGATGTTTTTAAAAATGGCAAGTAACCGTCTTGAAGATTTGAATGATTTACTTTTTAACGAACTCACTCGGCTTGACCGTGATGATATCAAGCCTGAGGAGCTAAGCCACGAAATTGGTCGTGCTAAGGCGATGGCCGATGTGGGGAATACGATCATTAACAACGCTAATACTGTCCTTAAAGCAGCGGAAATCTATGATCGGCGAGTTGATAGCAATATGACGCTGCCACATATGATTGGAATTAATGGCGATGACAAACCAAAAGCGAAATAGTAAAGGTCGGTTTCAAAAGGGAAACCGTCCCTGGAATACGGGAATGAGGTGGTCTGCTGGCGGTAATAGTCATAAAACGAGGTTTAAGAAAGGTCATATTCCAAAGCAATATAAGTCGCTGGGTACGCTTCGTGAAGCACGTAATGGTTACACCTATATCAAGGTATCTGATGAGGGACCGCGGTATCAGCGTTGGATTCCTTATCAAAAATATTTATGGCAACAGCATTACCAGCGAACACTGCCGGAGGGGATGGTTATTCTCTTCCTCGATGGCAATAAGAAAAATTTTGCGATTGAAAACCTAGCAGCAGTTACAAGAGCTGAATCAATGTATATCAATCATATGGGTTTGCATTTTGACAATACGGCCTTATCTAAAACAGGGATGCTAATTGCTAGGGTCATGATGAAAGTAAAAGAGAAAGGAAAATAGGAGATCACGATGGAATTAAAGAACTACTTACGACACGAATATGTTGCTAAACGACGACATAGAGACCAAAAGATGTTAGAAGATCAGTTATTCGACATCATGCAAGTTAACTTGGCTCATCAATTACATGATAAAGGTCATTACAATCGGCTTTATCTCCCAATTGATATGGAAGCTCTGGGTTGTGATGACTTTGTGATGGAACCTGAACTTTATCATTTGTTTAACCTTGGCATTGACGGGCGAAAAATTGCTGAGAAGTTAATTCATTTGATGAGATGCAATGGCTGGGAACTTAATTATTACTGTGAAGATGGTCAAATGTTTATTGACGTGGAGGAGAAGAGTTATGAGTAAGAAGAAAGCAATCAATTTTGATTTATCAGAAATTGCAGATGGCGGTGTGCAAGTTAAGCTTAACCGTGCAAAATTAAGTATCCGGTGATTGCTTAATGAAGACACGAATTATTTTTCATAACGGTCTCAAATTATCAGTACGGGAAACTACCGGGGAGATTATTAATCAGTCTCTTTACGGTGACGAGATTGTTGTTACTCGGTTTAATCTTGGCCACTTAGAACGTTTAAGAGTTAAATATGATGATATGGCCAAACTAGTTGCTATTGATGAATGAGGAGATGCACAATGACAGAACTATTAATTATCAGCGCCGTCCTAATTTTTACGGTTGGTTTTATCTTGGGAACTGTCCTATCGATAAAACAAGCAAATTTTGAGGAGCGACGAACTAATCAGGTGAGAAAATACAATGACAAGTAAACGAAAAGTACTTCAGCAATTATCAAAGGAGCGAAAGGATCTGTTAGGCAAGATAGACCAGCTAGCTAAATTTATTGTTAAGGAGGGACCAAAGCTTTCATCCCCATTAGAATTAACAATGCTAAATACACAGTTAAGGTCAATGCAAGCTTATTTGGAAAGCCTAGATGCAAGAATTATCTATCTGAGGGATGAGCAATAATGAATCTTCAATCTTTTGCATTAATCTTTTCGGTAGTGTCATTGATTATTGTTCTAGTATTATCTAGATACTAAATAAAAAGCGCACCACAGTAATGGCACGCTCCCTCAAATTATCAAACATAAATATTATATCAAAACGGGGAGAGTGCTAAAAGTGGGGCTTTTGAAAGAATTAGATGTTGACGGAACTACTGACAATGTTCGCTATTTCTTTAAGGACGAATATGCACGCTTATGTCGCTTAGCAGGTGGAGGAATCAAGCTAACATCCCCACAGATTGACGGAATGCCAAGAGCGAGTGCTGCTGGTAATTCAATGGAAAATCAAATGGTTAAAGTTGCTAATTACCATCTCTTGGTTGAGACAATCGCTCAAGCACTCAACGCATGCAGCCTTAGAAGTAGGCGAATATTAATTGCTAAGTTTATTCAGAATAAAAAAGATTGGGAAGTAGCTAATCAGATTGGTTATGAGAAAACACGCTACTATCATTACTTGAAAATTGCTTGTAGTGAGTTTGCGGATACGCTGGAAAGATATACTAGTTTGCTCGGGGATGCTGACTTACTAGAAGACCTTCATGCATATAAGGACGAAAAAAGTGAACAACGAGTGAACAAACAGTGAACTATGAGTGAACTTCAAGCCCATTTTTAAGTGCGAAAATGATATTGTCGGAAGGTTAGCGATGTAGCCTTGTGACCCCCAATTGTGCCTGAGCAAGCCTTTAACTACTCAAATTCAGGATTCTGGCTTTAAGGAAAGAGACTTCTGTGCGTAATACTACACGGGATCTCTTGTTAAAGCTTGAGTGTGGATCAGATGTTTGACTGACTGATGGGTCTGAGCCCCATAATCCACGTTGAGACTATCATTAACTTCAAAAATAAATTTACGGTAACGATTAAATTTGGTTTGTGCGTTTTGGAAGATTGGAAGATCTCCTTTATCATTAAATTTACATGCTACTCTGATAGTCTCGTAGCAACCGTGCTGTGATCAGCAGAAGAGTACGTAATCTAACTCAGCGGCTAAAGGATTACCGTATGAATGGACAGCAATACCGTTACAGGAGTAGGCGGAAAACTACGACCGGGTGCGATATTGTGTGGTTCTGATTATACTTAGGCTTCAAGGCTGTATGGGTGCAAAGCCCTACTAAGTTTTTGTCCGGGATGACGTTAAACTATATATAAATCACCTTGCAAGATCTAGCTAATACAGCTAGGTTTTTGTATTATTTTAGATGGGTGATTTATATATGAAGATTATATTTGAATTCTTTATATCTCATTGGGATAAGGTGATACCGATAATTATTTCAGTAATAGCTTTAATACTTTCTATTGCTACTTGGATAGCTCAACGTAATTTTGCTAAAAAGTATTCAAAGCAAACAGACGTTGTTATCTCTAATTCAATATTATTAGCGTTGTATGATATAAATCTGTTAATACATAAAGTTGAGCATGTCGACGGGATCTCTTTTGATAAAGATCAATTAACTTTTCAACTTGAAAGTTTAAGAAGTAATCTAAAATTAGTTAATTCTATGAAATTGGATCAACTTCCTACATATTCAATGCTTAACTTTCAGACATACTTGAAAGACCTTAGAGAGGTTCTTTATAAGCTAGAGAGTGATGTTAGAAAGTTTGATTATGAATTGGAGAAGTGTAATGATAAAGAAAAGATAAGAAAGTATTGGCGAAAAGTATTATTAAATTCATTAATAATAACTAGAGAGCAGTTGCAGCAAGACAAGCAATGCATTGAAGAGGGAAAGGATATTTTTGAAAAGAAGTATCGGAAAGCATTTAATTCAATGGATGATGAGGCAACTAGAATCGCAATGGGTGAGAATATTGGTGATCCATTAAAATACGTGAATCATAAATAAAAGCCGACAGGTCAACACTTGCCGGCTCAATTCGTATTCAAAAAGATTTGATTTACTGTTGCTCTTTATATGTTAATAAGGTATAATGATAAATGTAGATGAGATAAGGAGTCGCGACCTTATCAATATTCTATAGCGATCCGGCGACAGCCTTTCTATCCGGATGGAGGCGAGTTCAATGGATGAAAGAGTTTATCTGGAAACATGAGGATGCAGTTATCGTTAATGCTCTCGTAGCAATATCAGTTGCAAGTATTAACTTTGCAATTGCATATGCGATAATAAAAAAAGCTAATCGCAAATAGCGGTTAGCCAGCAAACTCGTTTTTCCGGATCGCAAGGGGACGAGAGGTTAGGAGCTCTTGTCCTTTTGCATATATAGTATATCATATTAATGTTAGAAGGTCGATATTATGGTTAGTGAAGCGCAACAAAGAGCAAAGAAGAAGTGGGACGATAAGAATAAAGATAAGAACCGGATATATCGTTATCGTTCATATGCTCGTAAGTTTATTCGTGATTTGGCTACTGATGACGACTTGAAAGAATTAGAAGAATTAATACATAAAAGATTAAATGATTAAGGCGATAGCAAATGGCTACCGTCTTTTATTTTGCTTTCATACATAAGACTAGAAAGGGGATGCTACCAATGCCAAGGTATAGAAGATGTAGACAACCTAACTGTCATGCAATGGTTCAGTTCCCTAATCATTATTGCCCTAAGCACTTTGAACATGAAGCAGAGTACCTTGCCAATAGACAGCGATGGGCACGTAAACATAGTGAACAGTATCAGCATAAAGAGAAACAATATAACCATCATTACAACACTGTTACTCGTAATCGTAATGATAATAGAAGTGAACAGTACAGGTTCTATCGAAGTAAGCAGTGGATTGATTTAAGACAATCAGTATTAAACCATGACCATTACCTATGCCAGTATTGCAAGGCTATCGGTAAGCTTACACCAAATAGTAAAACAGTTGATCATATCATTCCTATTGCGTTTGATCATAAGCTGATGGCTAGTAGTAGCAACTTAGCTACCATCTGTAATAAATGCCACCGCTTAAAAACAAAATGGGAGCAAGAATATTATGGAACTGGTCAAGGAATGGAAATGAAAAATGTTCCAGAAATATCAGAAATTTCTAAAATCGTTCTATTGATGCACCAAAAATAAAACATCCCCCCGGGTACGGTCAGGTGAGGAGAGCAGCACACAGAACAATTTTCTTGTGATGCGCAGTAATTTTCAAATTTTTACTTAGGGGGGGTCAAAAGCAATTCATTAGGGTGCAGAATTGTAGCAAAAGAGGTGAAAAATAATGGTAAAACATGCATTCTACCAGCAAAATAACGGTCATTTATCATATAGTCCACCTAAATATTTAACACCAATCGCAAAGACATGTTGGCGAAAAGTAGTGCCCTTTTTAGAAGCAACTAACAGAGTTCAGCGAATTGACTCAATGCTGGTTGAACAATATTGCGTTCAATACCAAGAATATCGAAATGCTTATGATACTTTGCAAAAAGAAGGAGCGCAGCAAAAAATATATCGTTCTTTGCAGGATGTTCAAACAGGAAAAGTAATTGGCAAGGATTTTGTTGGTTGGAAAAAGAATCCTGCAGTTGGCAGGTTAAAAGATGCTACTCAAATGCTTAATACAATTGGCATTCAGTTAGGCTTATCCCCAAAATCAAGAGCAGAATTATTCAAAACTGTTCAAAGTAAAAAAGAAGAAGGATCGACTACTAAGAGTATTCAAGAATTTTTCAGTAATAATAAAAAGCAGTAGTCGCTGGATTACTGCTTTTTTGCTACAAATTATCTTGAATGATTTCTTCAACCTTACTTCCGACAGCTTGCCCAGTCGAATAATGAATATCGTTTAATTTGGCATCTGGAAGCTTTACACAATCAATATAGTGTTCTTTTTGATCAGTCGTCATTACTTGAACCTGTATTCCAGTAATAACCTTCCGCTGTTGTTTGCCGGCAGCGGCTCCAACCATTGCACCGAAAAAGCCACCAACCATTGCGCCCAACGTAGCATATCCTAATGAGTGATTGGATGTTTGTACACCATCGCTTTCATCAATATAACAATACATAATATCCTCGTATTTTATGACCTCATATTGGTTATGTTTTAGCAGTGTAGAGTGGTCGATTAAAAGGAGCTTATCTTCATCATCGAAATAGGCATTTCCTAAGTGTTCTGCATTTTTCTTGATTGCTTTAATATCGTAAGTCATTGTAATTCTTCTTTCCGTTTTGCTAATAGTTTAGTGAATTCTCCGATGTCATCTAAAGTTGCTTGATTACGAATAAATGAGCGCGATCTAGAACGGTCACTTAAATACTTTGCGCGTTGTTTGTGGTTATCTACCCATTTTTTATTGTACTGAGTTTGTTTAGTTGGCATTAATAACACCTCATTTGTTTCTATATTTATTATACTCTGCATAGTAGCCAAAAGGAAGTGAGAAAGTGAAAATAGATTTAACCCAAACTCATGATGTACTTGGCGCATACCAAGCAACCGATTTCAACAATGTGAGAGAAAGATACCAGGATGCTGGTACTAAATATTGCTTTGATGTTTTGGATGGTAAGTATATTACCGGATATCAAATTAAGTTAGCATGTTTTAGACACTTACGCGATCTGCAACGTCAAAATACCAAAGATTTTCCCTATCATTACGATATAAGTGAAGTTCAAAATATTTTGAAATTTGCTTCAGTTTGTCCGGAAATTAAAACTCGAAAACCAGTTAAATTAATGGGATGGCAGCAATTTGTTTTAGCAATGCTTGTTGGATGGCGTGATAGTAAAGGGGATAAGCGATTTACTCGAGCAATCTTATCTGTTGCACGGCATAATGGTAAAACATACCTAATGTCAATCGTAACCATCTATAGCTTTTTGATTGAGGCAATTAATGAAGCTGGGCAAGATTTCTTAGTTAGTTCTATTAACTATAAGCAAACTAGTAAGCTGATGGGGTATATTAAGCAGATGCTCCTATACCTTATGGAAGTTCCGCCATTTGGTCAATTAGTTCTAGAATTAGGAATTAATCCTAAGACACTTTCATCACAGTCAGACCAGATTGTGATGAGTAAAACCGGAAGTCGCTTATTAGCAGTAACTTACAAGTCGGGGCAATATGACTCTTTTCACTTCAAAACTGCAATTGGTGATGAATTCGCAGATCCGGAAGTGGGAGATAATAGTAAAATTTCGAAGATTACTTCCGGACAGCTCGATGTTACTAATAAGCAATTTATTCAAATTTCGACTGCCTATGATAATCCATCAGTACCATTTCATAATGATGAAAAACGAGTTCAAAATTTAATAGAAGCCGATTATTTGCGACAGGGGGATGCTTACCTTGTCTTGAACTGGTGTCAGGACGATGAAAATGAAGTATTTAAGCCAGAAACCTGGGCTAAATCTAACCCATTGATGGACATGCCAGGAAAGCGTGATCGATTTGTTTTAGACCTACAAACCGAAAGAGACAACAATATGCTAACTGGTAATATGTTAGGCTTCCAAAATAAATCAATGAATATTTGGATGCAACAGTCAGCAGATAGCTTCTTGAAACTTGATGATATTGAAAGAGCGATTATTCCGCGTTTCGATATTCGAGGACGTGAAGTATACATCGGGTTTGACTATTCGATGTTTAGTGATAATACAGCTATTGCATTTGTTTATCCCTATCAAGATGAAAAAGGCAAGCAAAAATGGCACGTTGAACAACATAGTTTTATCCCTTGGAATAAAGCAGGATCAATCGAGGCTAAAGAAAAACAAGATGGGATTAATTATCGTCAATTAGCAGATGATGGGTACTGTACAATTACAAGTCACCCACAAGGCTTAATCAATGACGAACAAGTTTACAATTGGCTATTAAATTATGTTGATGAAAACCATCTTAAGGTTATCTTCTTTGGCTATGACGCCTGGGGAGCAACCACTGCAATTAAGCAAATGGATATTAATACGGATTATCCATTAGAATCTATTCGTCAACGAACATCTGAGTTAAAGGATCCAACTAAGTTTCTTCAAAAAATATTTGTTGAAGGAAATATCACCCGTCTTGATGATAAGATCATGGAAAAGGCACTGATTAATGCCGAAATTGTAGAAGATAAGATTGGTATTCAAGTTGACAAGGCCAAGGCAACCTTAAAGATTGATGTAGTCGATGCAATTATTGATGCTCTTTACCAGGGGATGTATCATTTTGAAGATTTCGGAATTGCTAATGATAAGTCCGGACAGGTTGATCGAATGACGGCAGAGCAGGTTAAAGCATGGTTTGAAAATAAGGATAGTGGTTTACTTGATGATTAGTAATTTTATGAAGTTGATATGGAAGTATTTTGATGTAATTTGCTTTCTCGCAGCGATTGCCTTTGCTGTATGGGGATGCTTTTTATTAAATTTCATTGCCGGAATTTTTAGCGTAGCCATTAGCTTAGTAATTATCGGTTATCTTTCAGAGAAAATAGCTAGCCTTTGATGGAAAGGAGGTGAATGCTATTGCCGTTATTTAATCAAAAAGTAAGTCCTGGCTTATCAATTTCTGATAATACCGATATTCTGCATTTCTTGAATCCGGATAATTCTGATAAGTACGTGGATGCCAGTACAGCATTAAAAAATTCTGATATATATTCGATTGTGTTTCAATTAAGTGCTGATTTAGCGAATGGAATCTTACGGGCTGACATGCCAAGAGCTCAGGGAATTATCAGTAATCCAACGCAAACAAGTAATGCCCATGGATTTTGGCAATCAATGTATGCACAGTTACTCTTAGGTGGTGAATGTTTTGCTTACCGGTGGAGAAATAATAATGGAACGGATATGACCTGGGAGTATTTGCGACCATCACAAGTTACTCCGTTTTTATTGGAGGATGGATCTGGTTTAATCTACAATATTAATTTTGATGAGCCCGAAGTAGGTGTAAAGCAGGCAGTTCCGCAAAGTGATTTAATTCATATTCGATTACTTTCTCAAAATGGAGGAAAGACCGGGATAAGTCCACTTTCCGCATTAGCTAATGAGCTTCAAATTAAAGATCAGTCCAACAAATTAACTTTAAGTGCTTTGGGACGGTCAGTGGTTGCTCCAGGGATCCTAACTATTAAACATGGTGGACTGCTAAGTGACGAAGAAAAAGCTTCACGGTCACGCAAGTTTCTCAAACAAACATCTAGCTCGCAGAATGGACCAATTGTTATTGATGATCTTGAAGAATATACGCCTTTAGAGGTTAAGAGTAATGTTGCTCAATTATTGAATCAGGTTACTTGGACAAGTGCCCAAATCGCCAAAGTTTATGGTGTATCTGACAGTATCATTAATGGTCAAGGTGACCAGCAATCATCTATTCAGATGATGGGAAATGCTTATGTAAAATCACTAGCACGGTTTGCTAAACCAATTGTTGCGGAGCTGAATAATAAATTGAGTGCGAATATTACTCTTGATCTACGTTCAGCAATTGATCCACTGGGTGATAATTACGCCTCTACAATTGCTAACCTTCAAAAGAATGGAACATTAGGAGACAATCAAGCAGCCTGGTTGTTGCAACAAGCGGGATATTTGCCTGAGGATTTGCCGGAAAAAGAGAAACCAACTACTCAAGTGCAACCAGTACAAGTAGTTAGTCCTGATAATCAATTGAAGGGAGGTGAAGATGATGACAATGAAGACAGTGAAAATCACAGGTGACATTGTGGATAATAATACTGCTAGGTTTTATCAATGGTTTGGTATGGATGCTACTTCACCGGCTGCAATTGATGAAATCTTAAATGATGGTAATACAGACCCAGTAGAGGTAGTTATTAACTCTGGTGGTGGAGATGTCTTTGCCGGTAGTGAGATTTATTCCATGCTTCGAAATTATGCAGGAGATGTAACAGTCAATATTATGGGAATTGCCGCATCTGCTGCTAGTGTAATCGCAATGGCCGGAAATACTGTTAATATGTCTCCAACCGCTCAGATGATGATTCATAAAGCCTGGTCATATCAAGAGGGGAATGCTGATGATCATAATCATGAGTCACAGGTATTAGCTTCAATTGATAGTTCCCTTGTTAATGCTTATGTAGACAAAACTGGGATTGATCGTAATGATATCCTCCAGATGATGCAAAATGAAACCTGGATGACAGCGCGAGATGCTGTAGACAAGGGTTTTGCTGATAAGATTATGTTCCAGGATGACAAGCAACTACAAATTGCTAATTCTCTTGGCCACACACTTCCTAAAAAAGACGCGGTTAAGAAATTTATGACAATGATTGCTGAGTTCAAAGATTCAGAGAAGCCTACGCCAGCAATCAAGAATCAAATTAAAGATAATAAAGAAAAGTCAACTCCTAGTCTAAGAGATCAGAAGTTGGCTATTTTATTTGGAAAGGATGATGGGAATGTCAACAACAATTAATCAATTAAATGATACTTGGGTTGCTGAAGGACAAAAGGTAGCAGATTTAAACGCTAAGCTTAACTCAGCGGTCTTAAATGATGATTTCTCCGCAGATAAGTTTGCAGAATTAAAAACACAACGCGATAATGCGCTTGCTCGTCGTAATGCTTTAAAGGAGCAATTGGATCAAGCACGGGCTGAAGCGGTTGTGCAGATGGAAGATAGTCAAAAGAAGCCTTTAAATAATAAGGAAAAAGATCTAAAGGCAGAATTCATTAGTAATTTTAAGAACATGGTTCGTGGCCGTTTCGATGCAATTACTTCTTCTGTTGAAGTAGATGCAGACGGCAATGGAAATGGTGGTTTAACTATTCCGGTCGATGTGCAAACTGCAATTTATACTTTAGTGCGTCAATTTGCTACATTACAAAACCTTGTTAATGTTGAAAGTGTATCTACTACTTCAGGTTCACGAGTATATGAAACGCTATCTGACATTACACCAATGAAACAAATGGATAGCGAAGACGGATTAATTCCTGATGGGGATGACCCCAAGCTTCACCTTATCAAGTATCTTATTAAGGAATACGGTGCTATTAATACTGTTACTAATAATTTGCTCAAGGATTCAGCAGAGAATATTCTGTCATGGCTTGAAACCTGGATTGCTAAAAAGGTTGCTGTTACTCGGAATGTTGCCATTATTGCGGTAATGGATAAGGCAACTAAGAAGCCTACAATTACTAAGATGGACGATATTAAGGATCTTGAAAATAACACTCTTGATCCTGCTATTATGGCCACTTCTACATTCGTTACTAACCAATCTGGTTACAATGTTCTTTCCAAGATTAAGGATGCAGAAGGACGTTATATGATTCAACCGGATATAACGCAGGCTGACCGTTACTTACTAGATAACAAACCAATTACTGTGGTCGCTGATAAGTGGTTACCAGATATTTCCGGTTCTCATCCACTTTACTTTGGTGACTATAAAGAAGCGATTACCTTATATGATCGTGAACATATGTCATTACTAGCAACGAATATTGGTGCCGGTGCTTATGAACACAACACTACTAAGATTCGTTGTATTGATCGGTTTGATGTCCAAATGATTGATGATGGTGCGATTGCTGTTGGCTCGTTTAAGACAGTTGCTGATCAGACTGCGACTGATAGCGGTAAGACAGCGTAATTTGAAGGTAGGTGAAAAGCATGAGTGAGAATCAACCGGATATTGATCCATTAGTTTCACGAGTTAAGGAAATGCTATACCTTGATGGCAATGAAGATGATCAGCTAATTGATACTTACGTTAAAGCGGCTCATGCTTTTATTCGTAATGCTATTGGAGAAGTTAATTCCGCTTTTTATACGGATCAGCGTGTTTCATCTTTAGTGGAAGTTGCGGAAATTTCATTAGCAGGAACTTATTATCAAAATCGTTTAGCCTTATCTGATACTCAAACTTATCCCATTGATTTAACAGTTAATAGTATCATTGGTCAATTACGAGGCTTACGGAATTCGTACGATGAGGAGAGTGATAAGAATGAAACTTCCGATCAGCCGGCTGAATCATAAAGTTAAATTTGGCAAGACAGAAACCATTAGTGATGAGTCAATTGAAGGATCACACGAAAGTTTTATCACTCGACAGCAGTTACATTGTGCTTTTTACCAGCGAAGCCAAACTCAACAGTATCAATTACTTGGTACTAAACTTGAAGGAACGATTGTGATTGCTGTTCGTTCCCAATATCATGTTGAAGATGATCTTCAAGCTCAAATAGATGATGATAATACTATCTATAATATTGTTACGATCTCCCGTGATGAAAACCATTCACCAATAAGATATGACTTAATTACATTAAAGGATACTGGAAAGAAGGTTGGTTAAAGTGGACTTTGCAGCTTCACTAGAAGAATTTGGAAGAAAAGCAGAAAAAATTGCTGTTCCTGATCATGAAACTAGGAAAAAGATGACTGTCGCTGGTGCAGAAGTCCTTGTTTCAAAGTTGAAGGAAGTAACGCAAGAGAAGCACTACCAGCCGGGACGGAAGACAGGGAAGGTTAAACACTTAGCCGATTCAATTATCTTTGAAAATAAAGATATGGGGGATGTGGATAACGGAAATTCCCTGGTTGGGTTTGAAGGGCCAAAAGATAGTGGCATTAATCATGCACGTATTGCTAGATTCTTAAATGATGGAACAGTAAAAATGCGTGGAGACCACTTTGTTGATAATACAAGACGTAATGCTAAGGATGAGGTATTCGAGGCTCAAGCAAAAATCTATCGAGGTCAGCAAAAATGAAATCTCCTTCACAACAAGCTGAATTACTGATAAAGAATAAGTTTTCGTTAATTGATGAAGTATATCGAGAATCGATTCCGAAAGAAATTATCGGAAATCAAGCCAAAACAATTTGTTTAATAACTGAGTGGCTTAATAAGCCTACTTATTATGCAAATGCCACCTTTAAGGGATGGACAGTTGGCGTTGAGGTGCAGCTTTTTTATCGAAAAGCATTGAGCGGAGAAGATGTAACAAACTTGGAAATAGAATTAGCAAAGAAATTCGTTCATGACAAATGGACGGTTGAACAATCAAAAGCGCATGTGAAAGATCCTGATACTGGTCAAAGTACCAAGGTCTTTTATTTTGCCAAAGACTTAGTAATAAAAGGAGTGTGAGAAAATGGCAGGAATGTCTATTAAAGGGATCGACTTTGTTATGGCTGGAATTACAGATGACAAAGGTGTTTTAATTACTGATCCCGAAAAAGGCGGATTAGGGCCGAAAGGAATTGCTCTTTGGGACGGTGATGGCGATGGTGCTACTACTGCTAATATCACTGGCCTCGAAGAAGCAGGGCAACAACAATATGCTAACAATAAAGTTAAGCGAATTAATCACGGGGTGCCAACACCACAAGTTGCATTAACTATGTTGGATATGCCATATGAAGATGGAAGTAAAATGGTAGGTTATACGGATATTAACGGCGGTCGTGTTCTTTCTAATAATAAACCGCATGTTGCGCTTCTTATTGCATCCCATGACTTTGATGGGAATTGGTTCTTTGACGCCTTTGCAAATGGTGAAATGACGCTTCCTACGCGTAATCATGGAACAAATAACAAGAATGAAACTGATAGCAATGTTGCGTTTACCTATCAGAGTCTGAACCCAATCCCTAATAATGTCTTCTTAAACAAAGAAGGCTCTCAACAATCTTTCAAAGCCTACAATACTGGCGATTCAGCATGGCAAGGCTTTGAGACAATGTTGAAAGAAGTATTCGGTGGCTATTCTGGAGATAATCCAATGGCAAGCTATATTCAAGCTACTGGAACTGGTAGTTTTACAAATACAAATCAGTCTGATGTAAATAAGCCAACTGTTTAAGTAGAGATAAGTCGCCATTGAAATAAACAGTACAGAAATGGGCGGCTGAATGGAGGTAAATATGACGGTTAAAATTAATACAAAGCAAATCGGCCTTGGCAAATCAATTAATATTCATGCAACAGTAGGAGCAGTCGATAAAGCAGATGAAATGATGATTACATTGCTTTCTTTGGATGCTGAACCTAGTAAATCAGATAAAAATCTAGACAGTAGTGAAGCCATGATTGCTATCCTAAAGAAAGAACGAGAAGTTAATAAAAAGATCTTTGTCTTTCTTCAAGATGTCTTAAAACTGAGTGATAAACAAGTTGATATGATCAAAGAACGTGTTGATTATCAGCAACTTGGGAGTTATGTAAGTTATGTCTGCAATCGTATTAAAGGTGTACCAGAAGATACGTATCAAAAGGCGGTTAATAATAAGAAAAAGGGCCCAAAAGGACAAGGGGAGAAATCCTCCGATCAATAGATTCACTGAAACAGGAAATTGAAGATCGTAACTATCTAAAAAAGCAGTTAATGTTTCAAGGCGGAATGGCACCATCACAAGTTGACTGCCAAGAATATGAAGAACTGCTGAAAATATTGAGTGCTAAATCTAGGGAAGATCGACCAATGAATACGGGGGATGCCCATAAGAAGTTAGCAATGTTAATGGGAAGTGGATAAATTGAAAGTTGAAAATGAAATGGCGACGCGGATATCAGTTGATACGATTGCTGCAACTAAAAGTTTATCTGCGTTCCGGAGTTCAATTAGTGCGGCCACGAATGCCTGGAAAGCTAATGAAACTGCATTAAAAAATTCAGGGCAGTATGCTGAAGCTGCTAAGGCGCGTATTTCCGGCTTAAATGAAGTAATAGAACTTCAGAAGGCTAAGATTTCTGAATTAAAAAGTCGTCAGGAAGGTTTGAACTTATCTAATAAGGATCAATTAGAAACATGGCTGAAATTAGATAAAGATATCTCTCAAGCTAGTAAACAATTAGCTTCGTATGAGGTACAAGTTAATCGGGCTAATAGTACATTAAAGTATCAAACTTCGGGTTTAGCTGAATTACAAACTAGTTTTCGAAGAGCCCAGGAGTCTTCACGAGCATATGCAAATAATTTGCGTGCGAATGGTAAAGAGCTTAAAGCAAATGACGTTGAAATTAAGGGCTTAAGTATTGGATTAAAAACTCTTTCTAAGCAGTACGACCTTCAAAAGAAAGAGTTAGATCAGCTTGCTAAAACACAAGGAAAGAATAGTGAAGCATACAGAAAACAAAAAGTGAGGTTAGATGAAACTAGTGCGTCAATCGGAAAAACAAAATCGCAAATTTCTGAATTGAAAACTAGAACTGACGACTTGCATGCTTCGCTAATTCGTAAAGATACTTTAGGATCCGGTTTCTTTGCATCTGCTAGAAACAAAATTCTTGGCATAAAAAATGCAGAAGAATTAACAAATCGTGAAACCAAATCGTTAAGGGAAACATTAAAAACATCATTCGCAGGTGTTTTTGTATCTAATCTTGCATCTAATGCGATTATGGCTATGACAAGCAATATGCATGGCTTAATTGAAGCGGGTCGCGAATATAATAAAGAACAAGATACAATGCGTACTGTATGGAAGTCTTTGACAACAGAGGCACCCCAGGATGGCAGACAACTAATTAATTTTATTAATGATCTTTCTCAGCACTCAATATACTCTGCAGAAACAATCAATAAAATGGCTCAAAGTTTTTACCATGTGGATAGCAATGTTAAACATGCTAAACAGTGGACTAATGACTTTGTGCGTTTAGGTTCAACCATGCATATGACGAATGCTCAGATTGCAGAAGCAGGTGAGCAGTATGCAAAGATTGTTGCTGGTGGTAAAGCAAGTCAGGAAGATATGAATGTTATGATCAATCGTTTTCCGATGTTTGGAGAAGCAATTCAAAAAGCAACTGGAAAATCGATGAAACAGTTACAAGAACTTTCCCAGCAAGGCAAATTAACTGCTGATGATTTTGTCAAAGCCATGGATTATTTGGGAAAGAAATATAAGACTGGACAATCTGAAGCGATGACAAGTTACATGGGAATGTCCATGTATCTTAAATCGCGTCTTTCAAAATTATCAGGGGATGTTCAAAAGTCGTCCTTTAAGATGAGTAAATCTGCTAAAGATGCTTTAGTTCAAGTTACGTCTGATAAATCTATGCAACGTTATGCTAATAGTATAAGTAAAGCATTAGCTGGAGTGTTAAGTTTATTATCTAAAACTATTGCTTTTATGAGTAAGCATCAAACAGCAGTTAAAGTTTTTGCTAAAACAATGATTGCCTCTTTTGCATTTACTAAGACTGCAAGATTAGTAACAGCTTTTTATATGACTTTGGGAAAAGGAATTGCTGTTTACAAAGGATTGGCTAGTGCTGCAAAGATTGCCGCCCTAAATCAAAAAATGCTTAATCTTGCTATGAAAAGTAATGTAATTATTTTAGTTATTTCTGCTATTGCTGCATTAATAATTGAATTAAAGCATTTATATGACACTAATAAACAATTCAGAAAATTTATTAATGGGATTGCTAAGTTTGCAAAGAGTGGATTGAAAAAAGTAGGAAGTTTTTTCAAAAATACATTCAAACAGATCAGTAAGAGCCAGGAACAATCCAATCGTGAACAGGCAAAAGCGAATAAGCAGGCCGAAAAGAATTGGCGTAACTTTACCAATAGTTTATCCAGAAATTGGAAGTCTTATTGGCGTAATCGTGATAAGGAACAACGTCAAAATGAGAAACGCAACCAGCAGTACTTGAATAATGTTCGTAAGTCCGCTTCACGTGGCTGGAAGAATATGGAGTCTAGTACACGTGCGGGTGTTAACAAGGTCAGTCGCTGGTATAGCAATATGAATAGGTCAACATCACGAGTTATTCAAAATATGTACAGGCAACATCCAAAAACATTTCAAAGCATGTATAAGGTTATTCAAGATCGTACTAGGGCTTGGCATGACCTTGTTACCGGACACTGGTCACAATTAAAAGATGATACGGGTCGTCTAGCAAAAGATCAATCAAGAGCAAATAAAGATATCTTTGAAGATATGTATAGTGCAATCAATAAAAAGACTGGTGGTTGGCTAGGCAAAGTTGTTGATTCGTGGAAAGATCATATGTCTCAAATCGGGGATGCTATTTCCAACGGTAAGAAAAAAGCCGGTGCAGCAATGGCAGACTTAGCCAATGGTGTTTTGAAACCATTTAAGACGTTGATTGATGATATCCAAAGCGGTATTAATTGGGTATTAGATAAAATTGGCGCTAGTAAACTTGGTGGATCCTGGTCCGCTGCTATCCCTACTTTTGCTACTGGTACTGCTGGCAACCCGGATGGATTAAAGAAGTCAACCATTGGAATGGTCAATGATGGAGCAGGATCACATTGGCGTGAATTGTATTCTTACAAGGGTCAAATAGGTGCGTTTCCTAATAAAAGGAACTTTATTACTTTCTTACCGAAGGGGATGTCAATCTTAAATGGTGAGGATAGTCATAAGTTTATGTCTGCTATTGGATTACCTAGGTTTGCTAATGGAGTTGGAAGTTTCTTTGATAGCCTTGAGAAAGGAGCAGCGGATGCAGGCGACTTTATAGATAAAGTCATTGAACATCCGGTACAAGCGCTTGAAGACGTCTTCAAGAAGTTTATTAAGGTCTCAACACCAATTAAATTTGCTACTAATTTAATTACCAGTGTGCCTGCATATGTAGCCAAACAAGCAGGAAATTGGATTAAGAAGCAATTTGAAGAACTTGCTGATCCCGGTGGCTCTGGGGTAGAACGTTGGAGACCATATGTTATTAAGGCTTTAGCGATGTTGCATCTTTCAAGCAGTCTTGTTGGCAAAGTGCTTCGTCAAATTCAAACTGAATCCGGAGGTAATCCGAAAGCAATGGGTGGAACCGATGGCTTGGCTGATGGTCACGCAATGGGGCTTATGCAAGTTAAGCCAGGAACATTCGCTGCTAATAAACTTCCGGGCCATGGAAATATTTGGAATGGATTTGATAACTTGCTTGCAGGATTGAACTATGCTCGTAAACGTTATGGAGATAGTCTTTCTTTTCTTGGCCAAGGTCATGGATATGCGAATGGTGGGCGAATTGATACTGAACAATTCATTCGGATTGCGGAACAGAATAAACCAGAATATGTTATTCCGACAGATATTAATAAAAGGTCTCGCGCTTATCAATTACTTGGTGAGGTTATTGCACGTTTTAGAGGTGAAGAACCTAACACTCAGCCAACACGAGATGACCAATCTATCAGTCGTAAAGAATTCATGTCGTTAGAATCGAAATTAGATCAACTAATTAGCGGAGTACAGCAACTTGTTCAGGTTGGTCACCAGCAAATTGATGCTACTGTTAATTCCGGAAATAAATTTGGAATGAAAGCCAATCGGTTAAGTGCTTATACTACGATGGCTAAAGATCAACGGTTAAATGATTTTATGAGTTATAAGAGGTGATAAAATTTGAATGTAAGTAACCCAGAATTGTATCTGAAGATTGGTGACCAGGATGAATTTAATATTGAGGATAAAGTCCAAGGATTAACTTTTCTTGGGGATGATTCAACACCTGCTCTTGCTAATACCTATCAAGAAATACCTGGTTTAGATGGTAGTAAACTTCAGTACACAACTTTTTCTCGGTATCAGGTAGTTGCTAACTTCTGCATCTACTTTACAGACTGGGAGGACTATAAATTAGCCAAACATCAATTTTATCGACTTTTTACATCACGACAACTTATTAGAATGCGGACGGACGTTGAATCAGCGATCGTCCGTTTTGTTTACCCAAATCTTCCAGAGATTAAGCCGGACCAAAATGGTTCTCACTTTGCTACTTTTAGTATGAACTTCGACAATCCATCTGGGTTTCGATACTCCCTTTATCGAAGTGATGGAACTTATAGTAATGATTTAGATGGTGTACAGTTTGGTATGAATCTTCATATGAACGATGATCAGTACAATTATCATTTCACTACGAATCAATTTAAGGTTTACAACGCTAGTGACGTGCCAATTGATCCGTGGAAGTATAAATCTGATCTTAAAATCATTGTGAAATTTAGTGGCAAATCATTTAAGCTTACGAATACTACTACTGATACTGAATGGACTTATAAAAAACCATCAAATGGACAAGAGACAATTGTTCTAGATGGAATTTTTACAACGCTAAATGGAAATCCGGCTAGCGCTAATTCTGATTATGGAACAATCAGATTAGCCACTGAATGGAATAACTTCACTGTTGATGGTGCGGACAGTGTTGATATTACTTTTAGTTTTCCATTTGTTTATATTTAATGGATATCGATAATAAGGTCAAAGTTAGAGGCGTTGGACGCACCGAAACCGAGCCTCTTAACTGTATTGATCCAGATTCTTTCTACATTGATTGGGAAGCCAATTCGACCTGGAGCCTGCAATTTACGGCTCATAATGACCACTCGTTTGCCTATTCAATGTTGGATAGTCAAGCCTCAATCTTCTTTGATGGTCAAGAGTACATCATTAAACAGGCTGAGCCGGATGCCAATGGTGGGGTAGATTCGATTGATGTTGTTGCCACTCATGTTTACTTTGAAATTGCTCGGTTACGCAAATATAAGACCTATATTGATCCAGCTGATGCGGATAAACAAACCGATGTTAAAGTCTACGGAAGCACGCAAACGGACAATGATTCCGACTCTGGAAGTGATTCCGGAGACGATAGCGATGATACGGATCCAAATGCCCAAAAGAACGTTACCACCACTACTAACGGAAACACCACAACCAAAACTACTGTTACTAAAACAGATGAAACTAAGTCGGATTCCGAAGATGAAAACCAAGTTACCTATCATATCGAAGATGTCTTAAAGCATTGGATTGATGGTAATAACCTCGGCTTTACTTACCAGATAATTGGTGATTTTCCCACTGCCCGAATTGAAGAGCTTGCTGATGGTAGCGGAACTGATATGTTAAGTAAGATTACTGAAGTATGGCCAAACGCAATTGTTTATCCGAATAATAAAAATATTCGGGTATATGCACAAGACCAGTTCTATAAAGATTATGGCAATCGTCTTGACTATGAGTACAACACCACTGAATTTAAGTGGACGTTTGATTCGACTAGTCTCACCAATGAAGTTATGTGTATCGGTGGGAAGTATTCGATTGAAACTCAGGTAGATACTTCGACTAGTGGAGATGATAGTCACGGTTCTGGTGGTGCTGGTGCCGATAAAGTTGTCGATGATGCCAAACAGTACCTCGGTGTTCCTTATGTGTGGGGAGGAGCCGGTGGTGCTCGTGGCGGCGATCCTCACAGTGGGATGGATTGTTCTTCTTTTGTAAGTCAAGTTTATAAAGATATGGGTATTAATATTCCAGCTTATACAATTGCAATGGAGCCATATGGTAAACAAATCGATCGGTCGCAAGTGCAGACTGGTGACATGGGCTTTTATGGGTCTCCTGGAGGTTCATATCACATCTGTATGGCGTTGAATAACAGCACGATGATTTATGAACCGCGCCCAGGTCAATCTTGTATGACCCAATCGATTGATTCTTATCCGCCAACCTGGTGGGAACGTAATGGTCAGATGGCTTCAATTGTCGCTGGCGATAGCGATAGTGGTGGCGATACGACTTCGGAAAGTTCTTCATCGACATCTAGCGAGTATTATTATTTTGCTCCCTTTATGTATCGTGATGAAGAATCAATTAAGAAGTATGGCGAATATCCGGCTGAACCGATTGAAGATGGCCGTTTTAGTGATAAAAATGCGATGTCTGATTATGCTAAGACGAAGATTCAACCTGATCCAGCATTATCATTAGAAGTTACGACTTATTCAAACTTCAAGCCGGTTGCTGGTGACATGATCCATATCATGGTTAAACAACAATCAATCTGTACTAATGAAGCAGTGGTTGGCTTTAACTGGTATCCATATAGTGCTACCAATCCAACTTCCGTCACGCTTAATAGCAATTCGCAAAATATCTTAGATTATCAGCACTCACGCCAAGTTGCTTTGACTGATGCTATTAATTCTGTTCGACAAGACGCACAAAAGAGTATTGAAGCTTCTAGTCAAGCCAACCAAATTGGCGGTGATAAGAAGCTTTTTACTTGGCTCAAGGAATATGCGGGGTGACTGATGATGGATATCTGGGATTGGATTGATTATTTAGCAAAAGGATTGAAGAAAGTTGCTAATGAATCACAACAAAATTATCAACAAGTTCATGCTTATATTGATGGTCATGATAAGAAAACACTGAATCAAATGAAAGAAATTGTTTATGATTCTGTTAAATTGAAATCCCCCGACGGCACAATCTATAAAATTACCATTGATAATAGCGGAGTTATTATCAAAAGAAAGGTTGGTGATTAGATGAGATTAAAAAAAGATTTTAATGGATCTGACAGAGAAACCAGAGCCACCCTAAAAAGCAACTTTCAGATAATAGAAGATTATTTTAACAATGAACTCAATTCTTATAACAACCGAATTAGTAAGCTTGAACAAACTAGCGCCACTCATGATGAAGTTACGCAAGTGAGTCAAGAATGGCATGATAGAACTTCTCACATTGCTCGTGGTACTGATATTGCTACAACTAGAGCGGTAGTTGAACAAATCCTACATGAGAAAGGAATGATTTAATTGTCACAAACATTAACATATATTATCGATGCTGATGATCGGGCGTTAGTTGACGATGTGCAAGGCTTCCAAATCGATTGGAGCCGTCAACGCAACGACAACTGGATTACAGCACGACAATGGGAATCGGGATTGCGGCAAGTCTTTGTCAACGTCAAACATCAAGACGGCACGCCATTTGATTTGACGGGATACAACGTCTGGTTTGAAGGATACCTGCCGGACAGCACTCTAGGGAATTTCCGAATCCTTGACGATGAAGGCTATGTTCCACTTGACCCGTCGAATGGGGAATTTCGCTTTGATATGCCGAAGCAAGCTTTCCCACTGGCGGGTTCGTATCGGCAAGCCTTTTTTCGCATTCTTAAAAATGGTAATTCAGTTACCACCCTCGAGTTTGACTTAAAAGTCCTTGCAGATAAGGTCATTACCGACTTAGTTCCGCGGGATTGGATTTCTCCGTTTGAGCGGATCGCTAATGAACTTCTTGAGCAATTCAAAAATCACACTGCACAGGCTGATAAATTGCTCAATGAAGTCGAGACTAAGGTTGCAGCATTAGAGGAACGAATGAAGAAGCTTGATTTCGTTAGTCAATCCCAGTTTGACGAATTCAAGAATCAAGTTGAACAGATTCTCAGCAACGTAAACAAGGGATATGAGAATGTCTCAGCAATGCAACAAGATGCAAAGCTAAAGGCTGGCGATATGGCTGAAACGTTTGGCTATCATCAATCTAACGATGGTGGAGCGGCAACGTACAAGATTACTGACAGCCCTAATGCCTTCGCGATCAAGCTAAATAATGGCTTGTGGGCTGAACAGATTAATCAGACAGGTGATAACTACTACGACAATATCTCGTATTCAATCGATCGTGATCATACGTATCACACAACATGCTATACAGTTACGATTCCAAAACAAGATGCATTTGGTGAGCTGATCATGCCGGAGATGAACTATCACCCTGATTGGATTTCCCCGAATGCATGGGCGCGGCAATACCACTCAACCCTTACGTTAAACGGTGATGCGTCAATTCGTGTCGGACCGGGGGAAACTTACATGAACGGGAATATCATTTCTGGTGGGAAGATTATTCATCAAGCCGATACTACTAAGCTTTATCCCGATCGAATGAAGAGTCTTGCAATCATGGCCGACCGTTCCATTCGTGAATACCAAGCTGGTGTTTCTGCTCAACAAATGTTAAGCGACGGCGCACAGGTTGCGTTTACTGTCTACTATCGATTAGTTCGCGGTGGACAGAAGGGTGAATTTGCAAATTCTGATAATGATATAACCGATAATCTACGAGCGGGTGGTCGTGTCACTGATCATTACCCTGCGTTGGGAATTGGTGAAAAAGCTGATGGAACGTGGATTATTATCGGTACTGATGGTCGAAGCATTGACGAAGATGGAGTAACTGCTGATGAATTTGCACAAAAGTTTATTGATGCCGGTTGTGTTAATGCCTGGCGCATGGACGGCGGCGGTTCTGAATCAATTAATTATCGCGGTGCAAAACTCAATCGTAACTATGATGACAACGGCTTTACCGATCGAAAATTGCAATGGACTTTTGATATTCGGAAACCAACTGCAGCTGATAATAGTAACTCGTATGCTACTGCGGCTGCAGGGGAACAGAAGTTAAACTTATTCCGGCAAATTATGTATCCATTAAATACATTCTTGATGTCTAGTTTTGCCATTCTTGGTAATACTAGAGTTAACAACGCTGATGAGCTGGAGAATTTCTTAAACGAGGTTGCTTATCGACTCAACGAATCCCAAATGCCGCAAGGAGCACATTTAACTGGTATTTTGACAATTCCGTTTACTAACTCAGCAATTGCTCAAGCGCTTGGTTATCCTAACCTTAGTGGTGACTTCCAGTGGGATTATACATGTACTGCTGGTAACCACAATACTGGAATGTTTACAGTTAAAGGTGTTAATGATCATCAATTCCAAGCATTCCGGCAATTTACTAAGCTGAAAGAACCACATTGGTCGAAATGGTATGCAATGAATCAAACAGTATCTGTGAACGGCCCTCAAGGCACAGGGGAGGTAAGCGACTTAATCGTTCATCGCTACGGTAACTACATCGAGGTGTCTTGCAAGATTAACACTAATAGCAATGCTTGGAAATCATATGTTACCGGACTACCGCTACCACCTAATGATGGGCCGTCTGTTGCTGTTATCAGTGATAATCAAGGGCATGTTGGTTACTTTAACCTCGACAAAGGAGGCAAGCTAAATGTACGTGCTGATAATAACGATGCTTACAACATTCATTACACGTATCTTGCCAGCGGGCCTGATTACAATATTCAATACTAAAAGGAGGAGAGAAAATGCAAGCACAATCAGTCATACTTGATTTGTTGAAGCCAGTTGGAACTGTAGTTGACCTATCTGATAAATTTAATGCGCGTGTTGGTGATAGCATGACTCCGTTTAATTTGTTCGTTACGGAAGGTGGAAAACCCAAGGTGCTAAATGGACTGCACCCCGAATTGGAAGCTACAGTTGGAGACGGCGAATTAAAAGATGGCAAAGCTGTAATGAGCGATAGCGCTAAAGGAATCCACTGGGTCGGTAGCACTAAAAACGTCACTGGCTATAATCAATTAACCTTAGCCTTCCCCGCCGAAGTATTTCCCCAATCCGGTTTCTGCTACGGTCACTTAATCCTAGCTAACGATACTGGCGTTCGTGAATCATCAGTTGATATCTGGTTTAAAGTCCTTGATGGCACACCATTGATGGGACTAGTTGCGGATCATTATGATTCTGAACTAGCTTTGGAATTAGTGAAGGCTAAGAACGATAATGAACAATTTTCACAAGAAATGCGTGATACTTACAATCATCAGGTTGCAGATACACAAAACGCATTAATTGAAGCACGGAAAAATCTACAAGATGTTGCAACGACTGCTGGTAACATCAATGCACAAATTGCCGCACAAAATATTGTTACCCGTTCTGAGTTCAAAGATGGTATTTCTACAATTCAAAAGAATACTAATAGTGCTATTTCTAATGTTACTAACGGAGCGCCAAAGCCAATCAAAGATTTGGCAACATTACAAGCTAAGTTTCCAAATGGTGATACTGGTTTTTACGTCACAAGCGACACTGGCTTAAAGTATGCGTTTGTTGATGGTTCATGGCAATCTTTTGGTGTTTATCAGGCAACCGCTATGTCGGAAGAAGACAAAGCTAATCTGGATGACTTAGTTAAGTACCGTAACAAGCGTAACTTGGTAGCTAACAACGATTGGCATACAGGCGACATTGCCAACTGGTACACGCTTGGCAATATTGATACCGAAGTTCAAACTGGTGCATATAAAGGGCGCAACGTCCTACGTATTCAAAATCACGGTCAGTCTGGCGATAGTTGGAACGGAATTACTTCCGAACCAATTCCAGTCATTGCAGGTCAGCCCATTAGCGAAGCTGTTAAAGCTTGCTTCAAGCAAGATACTAAGACTGATGAGGGAGTGCTTATAGTTGACTTCTTTAGCACAACTGATGGTTCAGGTGATCGAATCGGATTCCAGACTCAGCATATTGCTAACAGCCAAGCACTCGGAGCCTATGAACGATTTACAATTGAAAATATCATCGTGCCATCCAATGCGGTCACTGCTCGACTGACACTTCAAATTCATGGAAATGGGACACTAGACGTAATCAATCCGATCTTTGTTCATGGCTCATGGGTTGGTGCTTATGATCTTGATGAAACTGATAGCTTAGATGTACAAGGCCGTAATTTATTGACCGACCCTGAATTTAATCATGGTACTGGTCAATGGAGTGTCCCACCTTACGGGAAAGTAAACTTTGATACTTATTATAACGGTAGTCGTGCCATGACCTACGAGGTACATGATCAAGCTACCGACACCTATACACAGATTAATTCCAAACAATTTAAAGTCTTGCCAGGTAGTTACCTTTCAGTACAAAATGTGGTTCTCTTTACTAAAGACGCTGATACAGATAGTGCACTGGTCCTCATTAACTTCTATGATGACTTATCCATTAACAGTAATCGAATTGGCTATAAATTCATTACGCTTGGTGCAAATATTAATAATTGGGCCGTTAAAGAATTACAAGATGTTGAAGTCCCAGCTAATGCAATTAGTGCTAACTTCGCCATTCAAATTGTCCGCAATGGGAAAATTACCTTTACTAAGCCGATTGTAGCAGTAACTCATCACTTGGGTCATTACTATGTTGATGATTACTTTATTAATCGGAACTTAATTGATGATCCCGAATTTAACGATTTATCGCAATGGGCCTATCCACAATGGTTAGCACCATCGGTAACCAAAGATACTCTAACGGGTCATAATATGTATGTGCTTGAACAACATGGGATTACTCAACCTAACTATGCTCCGCTCTATACTAAGCGGATTGCGGTTAAGCCGAATGGACAGCTTAAAGGCTCAGTTAAATTACGCTTTAAGCCAGATACTAATATGTCTGATGCAGCGCTTGTCGTGATTAATGAGTATGCAGATGCAAACCCAACAAGCGATCGTATAGCTTATACGTCAAAGGTACTGACGGGAACAATGAATAATTTAACTGAAATTATTCAGAAAGTCAGGTTACAACCAGCTACTTGCTTTGTAGAGTTATTAATTCAATTGCCGGGCAATGGTCGGCTTGAAATTGAAGAGCCTCGTTTGCAATACCAAGCCTTTGCCGAAGATGTTCCAACTAATCGTAATCTAATTACTAATAGTACCTTTAATACAATTGATGTAGACGCTGATCCTGGACTTAACATTGCAAAGCTTGAAGGATATTATCGTGGAATGAATGCTCTTGAAGTTATCCGAACAGGGGCAACTGGAGCGGCACAGATCCGATTTGCGACTGTGCCAGTCAACCATGCTAACCGAGTTTCAACAGGGATCTGGACAGAATGGAACCCGGCCGTTACTGGTGGTACATTACTCTTAGTAACTGACTTCTTAGATGAGAACTTTAATCGAATTGACCTTCAGATGTGTCAAGTTCGGCCAACGAATACTATGCGATTAACTACGATGGATAACTTACCTGTCCCTGATAAGGCTGTCTATATGCTTTCACATTTGGAATTCTCCAACTCCAATGGTGAATTGAAATTTGCTAACCCACTTATGACGTTAACGAAGCACCAGTTACCATATCGCATTGATGACTTGGCAGACCAGTTGACAACTACTGACTTGCCAATTATTAATCTGGTTGGAGACTTAGAGGGTATGAATAAGGATAAATATAAGCTATTAAGCTTTGAATATCGGAATGGTTCATATCATGTAGAAGGTTATGCTGATACCAAATGGCAAGGCGATTCTTCATTAGGCTTTGAGAAGAAGTCTTACCGGATCAAGACTTATAAGGATGCCGATAAGAAGGACAATCTTGAAGTCTATCCGCAAGCGTCATGGAAAGCTGGTAGCAAGTGGAACTTGAAGGCTAACTTTGCGGACGCAACCTATGCTCGTAATGTTGTTAATGCTCGCATCGGTGCCGCTATCTCAGCAACCAATTCGACACTTCCTCAGCAGTTAATTGCTGCGCCTAACTTTGGTCAGATTGATGGTTTCCCAGTTAAGGTTTATCTTAACTTCCAATATCAAGGAATCTACACCTTTAACTACACAAAGGACGTGTTCGGTAAAGCAGTAGCTGGAGTTACTGGTGATCGCTATACTAACGAGACCCTCTTTAATGCAGATTCAGCTAAGTATGACGGGACAGACTTTGAAGCTTTAACCGATGACTTCACGGACGACTTCAAGACTAGCTTTAACAACGTTCTGAAATTCGTTCATACTTCATCAGATGGCGACTTCAAAGCTCATCTTGACGAATACATGGACGTTAATTCAGTGATTGATTATCTGATTTTCCAAAATATTATCGCTAATACGGATTGTTGGGGTAAGAATGCAGAATACATCACGTATAACGGTACGAAATGGTACACACTAGCTTACGACCTTGATATTGCTTATGGTTCAACTTGGGACGGTAGTTCAATTGACACCAATGCCATCAATAAGAGTGCTGGTATCTTCTACTCATCAGCAGAAGGTCCAAATTTACTCTTCAAGCGAACCAATGAATTATTTGCGGATAGAGTTAAAGCTCGTTATGCAGAACTGCGTCACTGGTTGACACCTGCATACGTTGTTAATCAGTATCAAGCCTTTATTGATAAAGTAGGTGAACAAAACTACAAAGATGACCAATATCTTTGGAATCCACATAGTAAGAACCTTTATACTCTCCAACAACTCCAAGAATACATCTATAAACGATTCCAAATTCTTGACAGTATTTGGGGTAAGTAACTAAGAACATAGTCGCCACAGAAATACACAATACATAAATAAGCCTCACTCAAACGAGCGGGGCTTTTATTATGGGCGGCTTTTAATATGTGAGAGGTGTTTCTTATGTATAATCCATGGAAATTAACCGCACTTTTAACGATTATCATTTTTGCATTACTAATTTATAGAATATTTATTCTACACTACTAGTAAATAATAGAATTATTTATTATCCTTAATTTATTAAATTGAGAGGAATATAAATATGTCTAAAGAAGAAATGATGCAAGAAATTATAGAAATATCTGCACACAATATGGATTGGTTTATCGGAATTGTTGGATTGCTGTTAGCTTTCTTTACGTATTTTCAGTGGAAACTGTCACAATCACAACTAGATAAGCTAAAAAAAGAGATAGAGGACCAGATTAAGGTTAAATATCATTTAGAGAAAATCAATAAAATTGATCAGATAGATAATACGTTAATCCAGTTAGTGCTTACTAATCTTAGAAGTGTGACTAATAGGATGTTATTTGATAGCGAAAGTTACACAACTGTTTCTTTAACAGATAAAGCTATTAATATAATCGGTTATTTGAGTATCTTAAAAAAGCAAAAAATTAAAAGTGCAGATTTTATAAAGGAAATAGGTAATGTGTTTATGATGATTGATGGATGGTGCAATCGTAGTACTAAAAATTCTCTTGAAGAGCCAGCAAAAATGTATCTATATAGAATTTATGCTGATCTTACTAGAAAAGAAGATTGGAAGAATGTTGATGGCTACAATGTTGCAATAGATGACCTAAAAGATACAGTTAGATCATTGGAAAACTTTCGATATATCGATCCAGATATCAATGAGCACAATTAAATAATTCAAGCGTCCTACTCAGGGCGTTTTTCTTTTACCCTCAAAAGGAGGTGAGGCAATGCACCATCAATTTTTTAGCCTATTCATTGACGAATGGGCTTCATTAGTTGCTATTGGCGGAAGCTTAGGAACAGCAATTGCATTAATCATGCGGGCTGTCTTGCTACCTCTTAAAAATAGCATTGATAACTTAAATCAAACAATTAAAGCGTTAGGTGATTCAACTAAAGATAACGCTCACCGAATTGATAAACTTGAAGACCGTTTTGAAGAGCATCTTGGTGAGGCTAAAGTACGTAATCAGAAAATTAGTGCTTTGGAGCATGAAGTGTTTAGTCATAGAAACTAGGAGGAACAAAACAAATGAACGTCATTAACGAAATTCCATCATATTTAATTACGGTTACCGCTTCGGTAGCCTTTTTTATTGCCTTGAAACTAATGCAAAACTTTATTCACGCCAAAGTTATCCATGCTAAAACTGAAACCTCCCGTGCTGCTTGGTCTTGTGCGGCTCAACTTGCGGATAACGCGGTAGCTTCCTTAGTCGGCAAAGATATGGCTGGTCATGAGAAGTTTCAGCAAGCAACAGATATTGTCCAACAGGCACTTCAAAAGCAGGGCATCAAGAATATCGATCTTAACGCCATCGAGACTCTTGTCCAATCAGCTTATGAAAAGTCCGCACTGACACCCACCGTTGATCCGACATCGCAACAAGCACAACCAACTAAACCTGCCACCATTCCAGCCGGTCAAGCACCAGCAATTGATCCAATGAAAGGAGAAAAATAATATGCGTAATCAATTTATCGATGTTTCAAGTTACCAACCAGATACTGTTGCCTTTTTCCAAGCTGCGAAAGCTCAAGGTGCATTAGGGGTTGTTGTTAAATTAACGGAAGGATCCGAAGACGGTTCGGCTTACGTTAATCCACGTGCGGCTGCTCAAATTCGTAATGCCTTAGCTGTTGGCTTACGCGTATCCTGTTATCACTTTGCTCGGTATACTTCAATTGCCGATGCGCAAAATGAAGCGCGGTTCTTCGTTAAGATCGCTAAGCAGTTCGGTATGTATGACGATACTTTGATGATTGATGATGCGGAAGTTCATTCAGCAGCAGACTATCAATCAGCATCCTTAGCATTCCTCCAAGAAGTAGAAGCTCTCGGTTACAAGAATACTGGGATTTACTCCATGAAGTCCTTCTTCACCGGCGGTATTCTTAATTCTCACGGATTCGGTTCACGTGAAATTTGGGTTGCCGGTTATGGTGTAACCTCATTAGGTATTGATAATGCGACTGCTTGGCAAACAACCGATCATGGTATTATGGGTATTGATACTAGTCTTGACTTTGATGGCGCCTTTACAACTGGTTCAGTATCAGGTAATGTTCCGCAAGTTGTTATTCCAGAACCTAAGCCGGTGCAACACGTTGGCCATCCAGCAAGCGGAACCTACATTGTCCAACCAGGTGATACATTGAGTGGAATTGCGGAAAAGTACGGTACCACTTACCAGAACTTAGCAGCAATCAATGGTATTGGAAATCCAAACCAGATTAATGTCGGTCAAGTCCTCAAAGTCACCGGAAAAGCATCGAATGAAAATACTTACTTTGTTCAATCGGGCGATACGTTATCCGGAATCGCCGCCAAATTCGGCACCACTGTCTCTGACATTGTAAGCCGTAATCACATTTCTAATCCGAATGTGATCTACGTTGGTCAAAAACTTTACTTAGCAGGCAACGGACAATCCAATGCTTACACCGTTCAAGCAGGGGACACCCTAAGCGGAATCGCGGCTAAGTTTGGCAAGACCTGGCAAGCATTAGCCCAAAAGAACGGGATTGCAAATCCAAATGTAATTTATGTAGGACAGACAATTCAGATTTAA